GAGGCGGATTCCATCGTAGCTGGGGGCAGCAACGATGCCGTCCGTGACGTGCAGCAACGTTCCTGGAGCGGCATTGATGCCAAGGCGTTTTTGCGACGTGCTCAACGTGAGTACGCCCCCAACGGTCAACGCGGCTGGGTCGCTAGGGAGCGTCCACGTCTGATTGTTCGTGAACGTCTCTGCCGTCGCCGCGCTCGTGATCGTCGTGCCTGATTCGCTCAGGAGCGAGTCGCCGATGGACGTGCCCGTCCCGGTGAACTTCGCGAGCTTATCGGGCGTGCCGCTGCCCGTAACCGTGCCGCCGCCGCCGCCTGGAGGTGTGAAAGCTCGGAGCATATTACCAACCCTCGCCAGGAATAACGTGAAGACTTCCGCCGACTGCGCCGATGTACGTCAGCGAATCAAAATCCTGCGACTTGGTGATTGTCACCTGCCCGCCGACCGGGATAATATAATCCGCCGGCGTTGCGGCTGGCGTCGAAACAACCGTGCGCGAATCATAGGGGCGAACGTACACCGGCACCGTGCCGATATTCGTCAGACACAAGGTTTTGCAAGTGTCTCCTACTTTAGAATTCGCCGCTACGGCAAGCGGCGAAACGGTAATTCCCTGCGTATATGCCGGATTGAATGGTTGCAGAACGGACATGATAACCTCAGAAAATTAGGTAGGAAACTTGATAATTGACGTCAGTATTAGGTGGAAACACAATGGTAGGTCCACCCGACGAAGAAAACCTAAATTGAAACACTACACTAGGCAACGGGGCAACGGTTCCCGCGATTTGAAAACTCACGGAGCTGCTAACCGCGCTGCCCGAAACAAAGTTCCCCGATGGTTTCAACGCCGCCGGAAGAAGCTCTAAATAATCCGTTGCGGTTGTAAAAGTAATTGTCGTTGTGGCGCTGAGCACCATTCCGAGATTCATTGTAACTTGATTATTAATTTTTTGATAACGCCCGCTTAGCGTAGGCAGCGGGCCAACAATGCCACCGCAAGCCATAATAGGCGTAAACGTGCCGGAGACGGGAAACTGCGCCGGATTTGCCGCGTTGGCAACCGTATACCACGTTTGATAAAGGACGTTGAATCGCAGCGTGAAGGCTGTACCGCCCACGAGCGAAGTTGGTGCGCCGTTGACCTGTAGCGCTCCGTTCGTTTGAATAATGAAAGACGTTACAGCCTGCGAGGAATAGATCAAAACCTCTTGGCCGTCAAAGCACGTCGAAGCGAGCGGAAGGACAATCGAGCCAAGCGCGAAAGGCGCGGTCGGCTGCAAGAGCAGCCAAATTGGCGAGCTTGTCTGTTGAATCGTGACGACAAAGCCGTTGATATTCGGCGAAGCGTATTGCGTGACGTAGTTCGGCGAGGTCCAATTTGCATCGAGGAACGAAACGAGCGAAGCAAGACTAGCCTTGCGGGCATCTCCGTTTTCGTTGCTGTAAACGACTAATTTGTCGCTCGTTTGCAGCGTCGTCATTGTCGAGAGCTGATTAATCGTAGCCATTCTGGTCCTTTACTCGTAATCTACAAATCCGTCGTTGCCGACCTGAAGCGCGTCTTCTGGCGGCGGCAAGAATGGCCCCCAGAACTGGCCCCATTGCTTGTTTCCCGCACCGGCTGGCATGTTGCGCGGGTATTGCATTGGGCGAGGCGCTGCGGCTCGCATCATGAGCGTGTCAAGCCCGCGCTTCGCGGCAACTTTTGTGTCCGGCATAACCTGCTTGCCGTAGCTCGGAGCGAGGCGCACGGCGAGACCTGCCACGATGGCGTCGTTTGCCGCGTCGGGGCACGTCGTCTGCTCGTCAAGCGTGCTGTCTTGCGGCCTAGCCGGCAACGGATAGCCGAGGCGCACACCTCGCGCGTTCCATTCGGCCAGCATGGCATCTAGCCGTCGAAGCGCGCTTTCGAGCTGCTGCGGCTGAAGGTCGTAAACGTAGCTCGCAAGCCCGATCTCCTCGAACGCCGCTTCGATGTATTGTCGTTTGGTCCAGCCCATTTAGCCTCCTTGAATCGCGTCAGAGATGCTCTTTGCCAGCTTGCGATCGGGCGTGCGCCCGTCGAATTTGAGCCCCAATTCGAGCGCCTTAGCTTCAAGCTCGCCGCGGGTCGGCGGGGCTTCGTCGTCCGCGCCTGGAGGCGCGCTAGACGAGCTTTCGTCGCTCGGCGCAGCGACGCTAGCGGCTGGCGCTGAAAACGCCGCCAAGGCACCGAGGAGCGTCGGCGACCAGCCTGCTGCGATGCGGTCGGCAAGCTCGGCGGGATTGCGAACGCCTGCATAGTCGTACGACGAGGAGCCAGGGCCGATGTGAGCGCCGGGGCAACGATACGCGAGACACGGAAAATCGCTCATGATGCACACCCTAGCACAAAAGGCAAAAAAAGAAGGGGGCCGAAACCCCCTCCTTTGTCGATTTACTATGCAACGCAATCGAGCTGTTCGGCTGGTCGGTTAGACCTGGCTGAAAAGCTGAATTCCGCACATTTCGGGATTCTTGCACACGGTGCCGAAGAGCGTATCGACGCGGAAAAGTTCCTTGTTCTTGTTAATATCAAAGAACTTCGTCGCGGTGATTTGGAGACCGTTCTTAGTGGCCGCCTGCATCGTGGAAACGCCCGCCGCCGATGGAACGACAAGGCGACCCGGAAGAAGCTCAAGGGAATCCTTGTGCCAGAACACGTTCACGTCGGCAGCCGCCTTGTTAAGAAACACGATCGCAGCCGCTCCTGCCGGCGTGACGATGACGTTCTGATACATGGCTTCCGCCTGCGAAGCGCCCTGATTCGAAACGATCGGCGGGCTGATAACGAGCGTAACGCCGCCGGCTGGAACGCTAATGACGCGGAACGTCTTGAGCTGGCCGGTGTCGCCCTTCGTGACGTGGTGGCAAGCGTTAACGCCCGCGATCGTGAAGGCATCGCCAGCGACAACGTTTGCGGAGGAAGAAACGGTAATCGTCTGATAACGATTATCGACGTTGATCTTGACGAGACCGTTGCTGCTCGTGGTCGTTGCTGCCGGGACAAGGTAGTTAGCCGCGCCGACGAGCGTGCTGAGCGTGAGCCCAGCGCCGCCAAGAGCCGCCGGGAGGCGCACGGCATAATCGAACTTCAGCGTATCAAAGCCAGCGACGCGACCGACAAGGCTGCGCTCGTAGGCGTTATCGCTCTTGGAGTTGCCAAAGCTGCGCGAAAGAGCCTGGAGGTTGTTCGCCATGCCGTTGTAGGTTCGCGTGCTCATGCCGTAATAACGCGAATCCATCGGAACGCCTTGCTCGTTCATGATGGCGTCGTTCTGCGAAACGTCGTCATAACCCGAGGCTGCGCCCGTGCGCGCCACGACGAGCGTACCCTGAAGCGCCGCCGTCTGCATGATTGCCAAGTTAATGTCGCTGGCAAGCTTCGACTTGGCGGCGTCGTAGAGGCGACCTTCCTGCATCGCATCGCGGAGTTCCGTCGCGGTCAACGCGAAAGACGCGGTGCGCGTGGTGTTAATCTGGCTCGGAACTGTAAGCTGCGTGTAATCCTTAAAGCCCGTGCTTGAAATGTCCGTGCCCGCCGTGCCGTCGATGGTCGTGGCAATGTACGGCATCGGACGCCAAATGACGTTGTTCGTCCGTTCCATCGTCGTCTGATCGGTCTGATAGACGTTGACCGCATTCGACAAAACGAGCGCATCTTCGAACCCGGTGAGGAGGTTTTCGAATGCGACAACTTCTTCTTTTGAAAAACCATTGGCCATGATAAAAATTCCTTAAATTACTTAGACTTCGCAGCCTGTTGCCGCTTGTACGCCATGAGCTTGTCAGCGTTACCAGTACGCTGAGCATCTTCGCGCAAACGGTCAAGATGTGAGTCTACGGTCCCGCTTTTAGGGGCGGACCCTTTGATTGATGATTCGGGATAGGGAGGAGATTTGCGACTCGTCACTTTTAGCTGTGCTTCAAGTTTTGCAACCGCAAAGGAGAATTTAACAGGGTCTTTGATGGTGGCGAATTCCTTCGCCTTTGCTGGATTGCGACCGAGATAATACAGAACAAGCGCGGGATTTTCGGCACCCTGGAGAACGACGCCTTGTTGGGTAACGTTAAAAAGCTGCTGGATATTGTGCTCAGCATCTTTAAAATCGCTCACCTTGAGCTTTGTCTTTGCGACGCTGTAAGCTTCAAGCGTCGCTTCCCATGCCTTTTTCTGTGACTCTTCTGCCTTGCGGGATTCCGCAATCGAATCATCTACCTTGCGCTTGCGCTCGAAATAGGAAGCCATCGCGACTTCATATTTCTCCTCGTCATAATCATGATCGGCAAGGCTTGGCTTGTAACCCAATTCAACGACCGGATTTGTCTCAGTCGCCAAGGGGGCTTGAAGTTGTCGCTGCAAATCTCGATTTTGACGTTCTAGCTCACGATTGCGGCTTCTGACCTCTCGGACCCATTTTGGAGCTGGTTCCTCGTGGGAGACTTCAGGCGGCGCTTCGTCACCTGCGGTAACGATTACGTCGTCTTCAGGCTCATCATCGTAAGATTCAGGCGGGTCGGCGTCGGAATTGGGCTCGGCGTCGATTGTCTGAGATTCTTCAGTTGATTCCAGCAATTCCATCGTTTTTCCTTCACTCGTTCATTGCGGCTGAACGGGGGCCGGTTGCGGTGATTGCGCTTGCGGGTTTAGTTGCTCCGCAGTTTGCGCATTCATTCGCTGCATAATATCTACCGCGTGATTCTGCGACGATTGATCAACCTTTGCAAGTGTTTCGATCGTGTTAGCGCGCGATTCTCCCGTTTTGGCAACGGTGTAGACGGTATTTGCTCGCGCTTGCGCGGCTTTGGCAGATGCTTCTTCCGCCATCGAGCGCATCAATAGCGCCTGTGGGTCTGGCTGCTGCTGTTGTGCGGCTGCGGCCATTTGCTGCGATTCCTCTTCACTAGGCTTAATGACGCCCATTGAAACAAGCTTAGTTCGGCAGTATTCGCGCACGTCGGACATGCCTTCTCCGTCAAGATTCATGAGCAGCATGAGTTCGAGCATCGATGCCGTTTGCGAGTCCTTGGTGGTGGCAAGGAGCGCTTGCAAGGAGGCGTCCTGTGCATCGCGCTGGCTCTGCGTCGAAGGGCCTACCTCAACGGCCACATCAAAGCGCGCTTCAGAAAGGTCGTTCTCGTTCTTGACCGCGCCGGTTTCATCGAGCACCGGGCGCTGTAGCTCGATGGTGCTCACCTTGTCGGACGATGAGACCGCCTTCATCTTGCGGCTTTCCTCGACATAAATATCCCGCGCCATGCTGAGCCAGATTTCGCCGCAGCGCTTCATTGCCTTCGCGAAGTTTGACACGTAGATAAACGTTTGCATGTCGATGCGGTTCGACACCGCGTTAATCGCCTTGCCGGAGACGTTCGAAATCAACTTGTCGGCTCCTTCGGGATTGCCTAGAACGTCGCGCATATCCTGTTCGGTGAGCTGGAGCAGGGCCGCCATGGCGGGGGCGACCTGCGGCGGGCGAGTGTAGCCAATGGGGCCGGCAGGCGTCTCGTTGCCGTTCGCGTCGGTAATCTTCTGAACGAGGAGATAGGCGTTATTTGCGATATTATCGTTGCGCCACATCTCTTCAACGCCGGACACCTGCTCAGGCACGAAAATGGGCTTTTCCATCGGCGAAAGCGCGGCAATCTCAGCGAGGCGACTGCGCTGCATGTTGCCGAGGCGCTGCGCATCGCGGGCAAGGCGTACCGCACCCATGCAACGCTCGATGTTGTCGATAAACCAACGCTTACCGTAGTTCGGCACCACGGGAATGCACTTTCCTGCGATGTACCCGCAATCTTCAAGCACCTTGCCGCCGCTCATGAGGTACTTTCGAACCTTGCGCGTCTTCACGCGCTTCTGGCCCGTTTCCTTTGCGTTTGTGGCAGCGAGGCGCGCTTCAAGCTCTGGGTCGCGCTCGAAATCAACCTTACGATAACGGGCTTCGCTGTCATCAAGAAGAGTAAAAATCCGAATGGTTTCGGTGACTTCCTCGATGCAATAATATTCAGCGACGTAGACAACCGAAGGCGTACACCAGTCGAAGCGCGCGCGCGTAATCATCTTCGGCCACGTGGTCGGGTCGTCGTCGTATTCTTCTTTGTAAGCGTCAAACGACATCGACGTTATTACGTAGCAATACTTCGCATCGGCTTTATCTTGGCGCTTGGAATCAAGGTCGAAGAATACGCTTGAATCAGCGTCATAGATCGGCTCGATGCGTATGCGCTGATGGTCGTTGGTCTCGTCCTCGTCGTCTGCCCAATCGGCGCGGAGCCGCCAAGCGCCGAAGCCTCCACCGACGGCTTCTTCAAAGGCGTTGTCGTAGGCTTCGTTCGCGGTCGAATCCTGCTCATCAGCGCGGTAGAGCCCTGCGCACACGTCGGCAAGCTCGTCGTGTGGTGAGCCGTCTTTCGAGACGAACTTCACGCTGATTCGGTTAGCGCGGTAGTCATTGATAATGCGCATAACTGCCATATGGCACTTATTCACTTCAATCTTAGGCTTGTTCTCAAATTGATTCCAGAGCGGGCCTTCCCATTGCGCGCCGGAAATTGAGTAAAAGCGCCGGTCGTTCAGGCATTCGCGGCGTTCCACCTGCAAGGCGTTTTGAATCACGTCGAAGCGCGTAATGGCTTCTTCGTGAATCTTTGCGAGGCGGATTTCCTTCGTGTCAGCCATGGGCGTGCCTTACCACTTATGCGCTATCGGCGCAGGAATAATCTTGACAGGCGGGCGAGCTGCTGAAACGCGGCGGATTGCTTCGCAGGCGTATCGCAAGGCGTCGATAACGTGGTTTTTTTTGTCCTGGAGCTGCGGCAGGATGCGGCCCGTCAGCGGGTCGGTCTTGTACGAATACAGCGTAAGCTCGTCGATGAGATGCGTGCAGCGAGGATGCACAATTATATCGTGCGACTTGAGAAATTCCACGCCTTCAACGACGCTCTGCGGCCCTTTGACGGCGGGCATAATCTTTGAGAATCCGTTGCGCCGCATGTGGGAAATCGTCTCGGGACGGGCCGAATCTGCGACGATGGGCCAGCGCTCGGACTCGGGAATCGAGAGGAACAGCGTTGGTGTGTCAGCGATTTCGCAGCCGACGGAATAAACCTCGTAATCGACGAAGAGCCGCCGGCCAACGACGTGGCAGCGCACCAGGGTCGTCGGGTCAACTGAGAACCCCCAGTCAGCGCCGAAGCGATGCACGGCGTCGGCTGGCGCGTCGAACTCCTCAATCTGCCAGTTGCGAAATACACGCGATTCGCTGTTGCGCAGGTATTCGCCTCGCCAAACGTGCGCATACTTGTCCGGGTCTCGGCGCTTGTCGTATTCGAGTTCGGCGCGCAGCACGTCGGGAAACCACGGGTTGTCGCTGTAATTAACGCGCACGACGGCAGCGTCGTGAGGCGGCGTGCCGCCTCGGAGGAGCGCGTCCACGGGGTCGGTGCTCTGCGAGGGATTCCAGCTAAACCACAGCTCGGAGCCAGGGCGGCGAATCGTCGGGCGGAGCAAATCGAGGCTGCGCTGTGAGAGGGATTGCGCCTCCTCAACCCAGGCGCAGTCGTAGCCCTCCAGCGACTTAATCGAGTCGGCGGTGTGATTCTGCATCCCGGCGAAGATAATCTTCCCCGTGCCTTTCCTGGATTTAATCACCGACTCCTGAATTTCGAAATAGTGCGAGACGCCGAGCGCCTCGATTTTGTTTTCGAGCAGGCGTTTCACCGATTGCCCGAGAGACTTTTGAATCTCACGCACGCAGACCGTCGAGCGGTTCGCGTCGAGCACGTGCGCCTCGACGAGCGCCTCGGCGAAGGCGTGCGACTTGCCCGAGCCTCGCCCGCCCCACGCGCCCTTGTATCGAGCTTTGCCGAGGAGGGGTAACATCCATCGTGGCGTCTCGATGCGGAGCGTCCTTGCGGCATCCTGGCGCGATGAACGGGCATCCGTTTGCCGGCTGCTCAGGTGCTTACTTGTCGGCCTTGTCAACGATGACCCTTTCGATGCGGGCGAACTCGATTGGTGCGCCGTCCGCGCCAGTGATTTCGTGCTTCTGCGTCTCGGCCCATCGGAGCTGCGTCTTCGACCACCAAATCATCGCTGCCGTATCGCCGCCGGTAGCCTTCTGGAAGAGCGTTCCGCCGACTTTCGCGTTCGCCTTCGCCTTGCCGGAAACGAGTTCCAGCTTGAAATACTTCACAAGCGTTTCGACGTTGATTCCGCCTTCGCGCACCAAAATCGCGATTTGCTCCATGGGGAGCCCATAGCCGCTAAGCGTCTCGACGCGCTTTCGCTCGGCGTCAGAGGGCTTGAATGCCGGCATTCCACCGCGTTTCTTTACTTGTTCTGGTTTTGGCGGCATTAGCTTGCCTCGGCAAACGCGACGCCATCGGCCACCTGGGCGGCGGAATGCGTGCGGGCGTACGGCGTGAGCCGTTCGATCGGCCATTGTTCGATTTTATCAGACGGATTTCCCTGCATGGTTTTTCTTTGTAGCACGATATTTTAAAAATCTCATGATTCTTAAATACACGCTATAATTCTGATTCCTGCGTCATTGCACGTGTATCTCAAACGTAACCGCCGCTGCGTCAGCGTAACGCCGTAACGCTTCTAAAGAAGCGCGTTACGTTACGTTACGCATGAACTCGCCTTGCCCCCGTAACTCGTTACGCTAAAATTACGTTTCGTTACGGCGTTACGGTTGCGTAACTAATCTTCCTTTAACGCAGCGCGCAAAGCTGCCGCGTGTCCAATATCCGACATAAACCAACCGTGTTCCGCCTGCGTAACGATGCCCCCAGCGACCAGAAGCTGCACCAGCTTGCCGGCTGGCTTGAGATATTGGCTGATGGTTGTGCTCGTCATCTTGGTGTTTTTTTCCAGATATTCGCGCAGCGCCGAGCGGGAGACGTACGGGGCTTCCTCGTGCAGCTCGCAGCCGGACGACCACCATGCTTTTTCGAATAGTTTCCTGAATTCAGTTGTT